CTGTAATAGTACCAGAGCCTGTCATACCTGTAGCTGCTAGTATCTTTAAAGACAACTCTGTAGAAGCAGCACTAAATATCTTTTCACCTCTGGCTGCTACTACTTTGTTTGCAAAGTTAGCTACCATTAATACTTTTTCAGAATTGCTTGATGTAAAAGGAACTACGTGATTTATAAATTTACTGTAGCCATCTATTCTTCTGTAGCCACCTTCAATGTCTGGTTCAAAGTTTTCTAGTTCTAGTGCCTCTCCCGGTTGCATAAGAAAAGTAGAACGATTTAAAACTAAACCGCCCTCACAGTTAAATGCTACTGGTTGTACTTGGGAACTATCAGGCATTAAAAGGAAACCCCACCACTAAATCTACTAGGTCTGTAGACTACAGTTGATCTTACGTACTCGTATTTATTTATAAGCAAGCTCTGCATATTCTTAATGCCTTGCTCAAACCGTGTAAAGTTTAATTGGTACTGTTGCATTTCACCACGATACTGATAAACAAACCCAGAGGCTCCATCAATAACAATAGGAGCAAATCTATCTGGGATAGTAGTAACATCTCCATGTGCAGTTAAGTCATCAGGGAATGTAAAGTAATCAAATGTTAGAGTGTATTCTTTATCAGGAAATGGGTATAGCAAGTAGTTGTTATCTAGTGTGCGTACAATGTACTGTGGCACACTACCGTTATCAAACTGAGCTACCTTTACCCCACTACTATGCGTTGCTGCAGTAGTGCCACTAGCACCCCTAGTACAGCCTGTGAGGTCATTGCCAGATATTGCAGAATAGATAACTTGCTCACCAGCAATATGTACTGTGCCTGATGCAGCAAACCCTGTAGTAGATGTAAGGGTTAGTGTCGTAACAGAACTAGAGTGTGAGCCATTTAAAGTAGTTGAAACAATATCATCTTCTTGGTTAGCAAATTCTTTACTGATGTATTCGTTGTAATCTAGTTTAACTAAGTTAGTGCCAGAAACATTAAGATCAGTATTCTTTTTAATCCTAGCAGTATTGTAATCAATGTGTTTAGCACTAGTAGGTAAAGTGTATCTTACTGTGCCGGGAACTAATGTAGCAGTTTCTGTAGCATGATTAAAGGGATAACCAAACTCTTTCTGATTAATGTATCTGATAGCTTCATTAACAGCATTCTTACATTGAATCTGTACACCCCTAGCATCCGTAAAATTACTAGAAGTAAGTTGTACTTCGTTCATACGGGAAATAACATCGTTGGTTAATGAAAGAAATGTAAGAGCCATTATGTTTCCTCAAGATGCACTAAAGGGGCCAGCATATAGCCAGCCCCAAAAGTATATATTATATTACAGCAGATCACGTTGGGCTTCACCAGCCTCAGTGTGAGCAGCCGAAATATCTGCAATTACTGCATAGACACGAAGGCGTCCAGTAGCAGCAGCAGCACCAGCAATAACAACATCAATGGTATCTGCAGCAGCAACAAGAGCTAACGCAGCAGCCGCATAAGTAGATGCAGCACCTGTATTTACAACGTTAGCTTCACCGTTACTACCAAGTACAAGGTATGTACCAGCAGCAGCATCAAGTGCAGCACCGTCAATGATGTCATCTCCACCAGCAAAGTCAATATTACAAGTACAACTTGCAGTAAAGGACTTCATGATTTCCGCTCCACCAGCAATCATTACTGATTCAGAAGGGATTTCAAGTAGTTGGAAGATGTCACCATTAGCAATGGTAGCACCTGCAGTAATCATAGCATCAATATCTAAGATTGCTTCAATAGTGCGAACAGAATTACCGACAACTGTTGGAACAGCAAGAACATTTGCCCCAACACCAGCGGTAGTACTGACAGTCATATCAAACGTAGCCATAGTTTATTACTCCCTTATGCTGCGTTGTAACGGGCAGTAACGATTGCTTCAGGACGAAGAATCTTACGACCGTATAGATGCATACCACGAACAATGTCAGCAAAGCTGTCAGGGTCACGATAGGTTTCTGTCTTGTTGATTTGCTCAGCAGTTGCAACAGCGGAGTCATGTCCTGCGACAATAACACCGAAATTAGTCAACTGATTAGCAGTTCCTGAAGTTCCCGGTCCAGTGCCAAGTGCTGGCAGATTGGATGAGGAATAGACACGGAAGCCGTGGAAGTTGTTAACGGTCAAACCGTTACGCAGTCCACCTGATTCACCGAAGTCTGCATTCATGAAACGTGAATCCTCGTCTGCAAGGATTTCCATAAACACCGGGTCAACGATCAGCCATCTCGCTTGTGAGTCAACTTGCTGTTGATCAAGTACACGCTTCATACGAGCAATGATCATTGCAGGTGAAACAGTAGCCGTTGGAAGCGAGGTTGCCCCCGGCATACGTGCAGTCACAGGAATTGAGTGTGTACCAGCAGAAGCAGTGGTAATATTACCAAAGTCAGATTTGTGAAGCTGCATACTACCCAGAAGCTCATTGCCTTCTGCAGTGCTGATAGCTTTACTACCGTTAACTGCATCATTGAGGGCGTTGGCTTGGTTGTGCAAAGAACCCTGCTTATAACCTGCCATGTAACCAAGGACTTCTTGGTCATGTTGGTCAGCAAGACGATAAGCAGCACGATCAGTGGCAAGTTGCATGAAATTTACATGCGAATGGGCCTCTTCAATATCGTCCATCTTAAAGGCAAAATAGTTAGCCTTATCAATGGTTAACTGAAATTCGGCATCTTCTAAATCTTGTGCTGTGACTTGTGTACCACGGGCATAAGACGAGACAGAAATTTCCGGTTCCTTGATAATCTTGACTGTATCGCCTTGAGCAGAAATCTCACCGAAGTAATCAGAGTTGGTTACTGCGCCTACGACTGTACTCTTACGAAAGGCAAGTTGTACTTTTTTGGAATAAATGATAGGACTGAAATTACCGTTTGGTAAATTGCCATATCCTGTTGCGGTTGTAAAAGCCATGAGTATATCCTCCATTGAATGTTTTTGGCTTAGGTTTAATTAAGCTAAAACAGTTAGATTCAAGAGGCTGTACGTTCTAGGGTGGCGTTACAATAACGGGCCTGTAATTGTTCAGGTAGGTCTTAACTAAAATGTTTTGCTTAGAGTATACTAAAGTAAAAGGTGGCTACCTATAGTAGGGCTTTATCTTTAGTGGTAGTATTGACACCCATAGTTATACTTGTAAATCTATGAGTGTCAAGTGTTTATTTTAAATTAATTATCTAGCACCGCCAGAAAGATCATATACAAACTTTCCACTGCGTTGAGACTCAGCAATAGCGTCCATGTTTTTCTCAAAGTCTTTATCTGACATATTCTTTACTTGAGACTCACTGAAAGCACCCTCCAAGTCCGCAGTCTCAGGCTTAGTACCACGCTTGCTTACTACTGCCTTAGCTGCTTCCTTACTAGCCTTTTTACGAGACTTAGTGTCCATGCCCTTGTCTGACTTATACAAATCAATAACACGTACCACAGAGCGAGGATCATCTTGGTTCTCATACAAAGCATCTTGTACCCACTTAGGCTGTTCCCCTGCCCAATCGTGGAACTCATCGCTTTCTTTAAGATCATCAAAGTCTGTGTGAGCAGTCCTGATAGCATCCATAGACTTGTCACGGTCAGCTTGAGCAGACATCTCATCAATCTGCTTTAGACGATCCTCTGCGTGACTAAACTTCTCTTGAGCTTTCTTCTCTGCAATAGTCTCAACGATAGCTGCTACATCAGGGTACTTGTCAGCCCACGCTTGGATGTCCTCATCAGACTTGGGTGGACGTACAGAGCCTTGCTCTTTAGCATTCTCTAGTTGAGCTTTGATAGCTTTGAGTTCTGCTGCAGTATTGCTTTGAAGCTTACGGATGTCATCGTAGCGTTTCTTGTAAGTACGCTCCTCACCTGTCTCAGGCTCTTTCTCCGCTTTAGCTTCTACAGCTTCCGTTTCTTCTTCTTCTTGCTCTTCCTCGCTAGAAGCAGTAAGCTCTTCTAGTTCAGCCTCTGCTTCAGCAATACGCCGTGCGTTAGCGTTGTTGTACTTTGAGTCTACAAAACCTGCTACTTTAGGTTTTTCCATCACTGTCATTTCTGCTGGCATCTTTAGTTCCTTTTGTTACGACCTACTAGCTAGGCCATTCTTTCGCTGGTTAGTTTTCTTGCTAGTTACGTAGCCGCCGTTAGCGTAGCTTGTCTTGGGTTTGTTTATTAAGCCACCTTTGTTATAGCCGCCTTTTCTTTTAGCTTTTTGTTCATAGCTTTCTGTTCTACCTGCGTCTTGTTGTTCTTTTACCGCTTTAGCACCTGCTTCATTTGCTGCTTCATTTACTGCTTTATTTGCAGCTATTTCAGCTTGATTACCATCTTCAGATTGTCTTGTTTGAGGTGCTATATAAGGTGTGTCTGTACCTTTTATGGTTGCCTTGGATGCAGGTAATTTTGATGGTTCTACTGCTTTTTTAGGCTCATCCTTAC